CGGATAGTAAGGAAAACATTTTAAGTTATTACATTAAAAGTAAAGACAAAGGTATAACCAACAAAGGCTTTGTCCAGTTCATATTGTCAAACAAAATAAAAATTGAAAGAAGCATTCCGGTGCTTGAATTTTATGATTTATGTTTTAAGAGTAAACAATTAAACTCTTTTAGAGTTTTAAATATCGTCAAAGATTGTTTTACTAAGGTTTACCTTGTATATGCACCTCATCAGTCAAAATTTAAACCTAAAATTTACGAGTGTGTAGAATTCAGGCATTCTTTTTATTTGGAGCAATTGACTTTGATGAAAATATTTAATGATAGTTATGTTGAGTTTGATTTAGGTGGATCAGGAGACTGCTTAATTAGGGTTTTTAATACAATGAATTTTGTTTGTGATGGTTATTTTTTGAATAAAGAAGACTTGTATGATTGTTTGGAAATGCCTATAGATTCATATCTGGAGGAAAACCATTTAAAATTGTTAGCACAAATTTTCCAATTTAATGTAATTTATTTAAACACAAGAGGTGGTGTTATAACCCATTTTTCAAACTTTGTTATCAACACTAACTGGAAATTCATAACTATACATTGTGTATTCCCCTCTCACTACACTCTGTTGATGGACCAAGACAGTTTCATAATGCAAAAAGGCAGGAAAATTTGTTTTTCTAAAACTTTTTATGATAGAATTACATACAAGCCTACTAGATCTCACAATATATTAGAAAATCTAATATTTGATTACATAAACATAAATACTTTATTAGACAGCATCAAAACATGTGAATCAGATTTTGAAAAATTGTGTAATTTGGAGATGTCATTAAATGACTACAATATGTGCAATAATGAATTAAGAATGGGCAATGAAGGGTCTGGAAGTGAAAGCAAGGATGATGATAAACTTTATGCAGACAACAATGGCAATAGTGATAATAACAGCAATGAAGAATTCAATCAGCAAAAATCAGGTATTATTGAAGATAAAGATGGAAATGAAGATAAAGATTCTGAAGGAGAAGATAAAGATTATGCAAGAGTAGAGGTTGAAATTGAGGGAACAGATGGATGTGAAAGTGAAAATTCAGAGAAAGGAACAGATGAAAGTGAAGAAGAAGATTCAAATGAAGATGATTACGATGATGATGACTTAAATCCTGAAAATTGGGGGGATGCTGAAATTTTGGAAGAAAAAGCTTTTGAAGAATTTGTGTTTTTCCAACCCAGTAATGAAAATCTTTTTTATGATGAAGACAGAAATTACTATATAGACAAACCTGCGGATTTTGATGAGAAGTTAGGTTTTTATGATAGTCATTTTGTTAATATTGATTGTGATTTTCAATTAGAAGGAGACTTTGATGACTTCTTTGTCGGGGATATCAAAGACATTTTCATTTATTGTAATGGTATTTATGAAAAAAGTAGCTTACCTGAAGATTTTACAGAACTCTGTAAGATTTTTCAATGTAACTTGTCTATAGACAATGAAGTTTTTTATTATTATTTCCCTAACAGACCCTTTATAAATTTACATTTCATTGAATTCCTGAGTTGCTGGGTTATAAGATTTTTTTACAATAGGATAGGTGTAGAAGTTAAAGGGAAAACAATTGTTCAGACAGACGAAAATTGTGTTTGTTTCAACTCAGGCGGTGATTTAAACACATTAGCATCTATAAGAAATTCAATGAACAAAACTTATTACAATCTTAATCAATTTAACTGCATTTTAAACATGTTTAAAGAACTAAGGTTCTACATAGATTATTACAAAAATGATTTCTTTTCGGACACACTGTCTAATCCTAGGTTTTTTGTTAGGATGTTGTCAGATTACTTCCATTTAAGGCATGATATTTATTTCTTTTGTTTGAGGTCTTCTGTTAAAGATTTTTCAGGTTACAACTTTAGTACAGACATTCCTTTTTCTGATTATGGTGTTAATAGTAAGAAAACACCCGACATGATAATAGAATATAATGATTTCATATTGGTTATAGAAAACACTGCGGTCAGTGAAAAAACAAAAGCACTGGGTCAAAAAGGTTCTACTGTAGAATCATCTAAATACAGAAAAGAGTTGAAAGAATTGGAAGAGATAAAAGGGAAAAGAGTTGTTTGGATACTTTCATATCTTGTCACCTCTGACTGGAGCAACAATTGCAACGAAGTATTTTCAAAATTAAAAGACTTGAACATACCTCATGATCATTCTTTGTTTGAGAAAACCTTTAAACATTTCCGTACAGAAATAAAAGATTTAAACAACTTTAACGATTTGTTTTATTTAACTTTTGATAAAAATGAAAAAGAGTGGACTGGTGTTGTAAAAGATACAAAAGATATAATATTGATGCAGCTCAGGAATTTAGACAAACTGAAAATAGGTAAAAATGACAATAAAATAAGCTGTGCTGTTCATAACAACACCTATCAAAGATTTATGTCGCACAAATCTGAAATCATACAAAAGCTGTCCCAATATAGAAGTAAAAACAAATTTGTTATAGTTTTTGATGAAAGAAGATTTAGATTTGAAAATGATGATGAAGGTTTTAATGCTGATTATTGGCTAAAATTGCTTGCAGAAGAGAAGATGGTGTACATTTTCAGTAAAATAAAAATAAAAATTAGTAATTACAATTACTCTTGTGTGAATTTTGGTCGAACAACATTAGTTGAACAAAAAAGGTCTACAAATTTAATAATTGATTTTGAAGAGCATGAGCATTCAAAAAAACCTGAACTGATTTATATTCATCCTGAAAAAGATAGAAAGAACAGTTATAATTTTTTATGGAAAACACAACAATTTGATGTTGATGATTTTGTAAACAAAAATTTAAATCAAAAGAAATTATTCTCAAATTTTTTATTGAATGACACTGCATTTGAGAAATCCATAACAAATCTGATCACTGAACAAAGGAAACTTGAAAGTACAATAAATGAACATAAAAAGAAAAATCCTATAACATTGCCTTTTTTCAACGTAAGCACTTGGGAAGAGGCAGACATAGAAGATGTCAATAAAGATCTGTTTTTTAGTTGGTCCAAAGTGGATTGTTTAGTCCAGAAAGTTCTTTCACACTTCATTAATCAGAAACAAAAATACACCTACAACATACCATTAGAAATCATTGCAAAAGTGGATCAATGTAGGAGAGACTATCAAAGAGAACTCAATACATTTTTTATTAAAATGACTAAAAAAGAAATAAGTGAAAACTCAATAAAATTTCAAGATATTTTGAAAGACATAACTTACCCTGAAACTCTCAGAAATAATGCTGTTGCTTTGCAAAATGCAAGTAGAGAGCTCTCAAATTTTAAAAAGACAGCATCCAAACAGCTCAGAAACAACAGAATTGTCACTGCTGGTTCAAAAAAAGATCTTCAAAAATTTATTGAGGACAACAATTGTTACGGTTGGAATGATAAAACAAGAGTCAACAGCACCAGAGGAATTAAGCTGAATTGTTATAATAATGCTTTGGATTTTGTGTTAGAATGTACAGACTATCTAGGGAAACACCACAGTATTGAAAACATAAAAAATGATGTTATGAATTTTGGTGAAGATACACCTGCTATGAACTCTTTAAAAAATATAATGATGTGCTTTCATCAACAGGCTCATAACAAATTTTTTGAATTGAATGTTTCACATATCTCTTTATTTGTTAATAAATTTATTGACAATTTAACTTATGCTTCACAATGCAATCTTCAGGGTAATGAGTTTTATATTTGTAATTTAAATCAAAAAAATGTGATAATGCTTGTGCGTGGTGGAAAGAAACCTTGGTCAACCAATTTGAGCAGACAATACAACATGTGTTACTGTGTGCCGTCTTGCATTTATGAAAATAAAGAGGCATTTAGTACAAGCACGTTATTTTTTCAACATGAAGGTAGACATTATATGTCTACAGGTTGGTCTGTATTGGATGAGAAAGTACTAGCAGACATGAAATTTTGTTATGAAAAAACACTGAGCAACTTTGTTAATTATTATGCTAGAACATTGGCAGAAGGTTTGGAGCCAGATGTAAAGAACATAAATTTTTCAACAATTCTAATGTTAAATAACAGAAGAGGGACTGAAGTGCTTTTATCAAATTTAAGATATGCAATGGTTGCTCCCTTAGGTGTATATTCTGCCATTGAAGACATGATGCCTGAATTTGCCACCATAGTTCAAGATTATGTGCAGGTGTTTATACTTCAAAATATAATAAAAAATTACACAAATTATTGTAAAAAGGTTAAACATGCTATAAAAAAAGATTTTATTGGTGAATCAGTAATTAACATTGTGAATGGTTTTGAAATAAATTCAGTAACAGATTTTGTGTTTTTGCTTTATGGTACATTTATCTTTACAAAAGCCCCTTACAATCAACCTGTAGAACAAGCAAAAAATTTAGCTAAAGCTATTAAAGCACACGATGATTACGTTAAATATACTGAATTTGCCATTACCTTGGAAGAAGTCGAGAATAAATGCAACAATGAAGATGATTTTATGAATAATGATTTTTTCTTTAATTCAGAATATTGTTTTAGGGTAGGTGAACATGCTGCAAATATATTGAGAACTAACAACAAAGTTCCTGAAATACATAATCAATGGGAAAAATTTATGAATGAAAGCTATACTGATATAATAAACGAATCTGGTATAAGATATAAAGCATCTGGAGATCTTGAAAGAATTTCAGATTTGAATCTTGCAAAAACATTGAAGAAAACAAATTATCCTAAAAATGATTATACAAAAGATCTTGAGAAGATAGATATTAACAAAAGTGAAAATGAAATCAAAAAAAGTGTTGAAGAAAAAAAGAAGCTTGATGAAAATGTTAATAAACTTAAAGAAGAAAACAAAAGATTACAAGAAGAGATAAATAATTTAAATTCTAAATTTAGAGAAAGATGGACCGACAAAGCCATAAAGAATGAATTGGAATCCAAGCTGCAAAGTAAGGCAGAAAATAAGAAAAAACTGCATGATTTTTTAACTGAATACAAAAAAACCAGATCAAAATTCTTTGGTGGTAAAAGTTCAGAAGTGGTTGTTAAAGAAATCATTGAAGATATGAAAAAAACCGGTGCTGCTGACATAATAAAAAATTTAGACAAAATTGAAGACACAATAGTAAACAAAGTTAAAACTCTTTATGATATTGATATTACTTATTTTAAGAAAATTTGTTCTGCAACAAAGATAAATTTGGTTTTTCACATTGTTGACAAAGTGCAATGGAAAGGAAGCAGAGAGATATTTGTTATGACCATAGATTTTAAAATACTGCAAAGGCCTTTAGAAAAAATGTTCAGGTATTTGTGTGAACTAACAGACAATGAAATAATATCTATAAGTAGTTCAAAACGGTTGGAGCATTTACATTCAGTATTGTTTGAAAGAATTGAACAAAAAAGAACGGACTACAAAAAAATCTATTTGTCATTTGATTGTAAAAGATGGGGTCCTCGAGCTATGATGCCAAAGTATTTATATTTCTTAACAGGATTAGCTGCAATACTTCCTAGAACAATGTATGAGGCTTTTTTAAGTGTTTTATTTTTGTATTTTGGTAAATTAGTGATTGTAAGCAGCAGAGCCTGGAAAATCTTTAAAAACAATGAGAAAAATAAAGAGTACTTGAAGTATTTTACTGAGTTAGAAGATTTGGATACAGCAGTGTACTCTTTACCATACAGCTTTGTGATGGGGATATTCAACTTTTTGTCCTCTTTGTTTCATGCTTTCAATCAAGACTTGGCTTGCAAAAACACTTCCAGAAGAGTTGTTGAAAAGTTTGGTTGTATTGTGTTTATGTACATGCTTGCTCACTCTGATGACAGTGGAGGTTATATATTAATTCCTTCAGGTTTAAAAAATGAAGAAGAAATACTCAAATTTATGTTATCAAGTTATGAACTTGAATTGAAGCTTTGCAATCATATGCTTTCTATAAAGAAATGCATTGCTTCTGATCTTTATTTTGAATGTCTATCTATATTATATGTTAATCATAAATTGTTACCCTTGACCCCTAAATTCTTTCCAAATATGGCATTTAAACCAACTATGAATGGGTATAATTCAGACATGTCTGCAGGTTATAGCAAATGTATAGAATTGATTAGCATGGGTGCAACTCTCAGTGAAGCTTATTACAACACAAGGGTGTATAGTGAAATGGTTAGACATGTGTATAAAATGCCTGTTTATTCAGACAGACCACTATCTGCTTTCGGTGGTATATATGCTCATCCTATTTTAATTTTATTATTAGGTGCACAAAGTGACAGTGTAAGACTTTATAAAAGCAACCCTGACAAATATATATCTATGCAATCAGTAATCAAATACATGATTGGCAATTCAAGAGAAATCTTTAATCAAAGCGGTTTTAAACCAACAAGATTTAGTCGGAAAAAAGATTCAATTGAAGAGCTTAGGCATGAGATAATTTCTGCTTTTGGTCCTGAAGTAATCAACAAAGATGTTTTTAAAAATTGCTCTTTCAAACATGTGTTCTTATATCTTCTTAATTTTTTTCATAAATGTGATAATTCAGATTTCATGGATTCTTTGAACAATACTTCTAATATCAGAAGAATTACAAAGTTGTATATGACTGTAAATGCAGATGACAAAATAACCACTATTGGTAGAATGAATAATAAAAAAATAGATGAATTCTTTCAAATTTTCATGGATCACAAAAAGATAAAAGATTTAGATAAAGATTTAAACACATTAATAGAGAGATTTATAAATTATGAAAGTAATCTTAATTTAGAAAAATTGTATAACACTATATTCGGAGACGTTATGGTGCTTTATGATTATTTGTCAGAGAATATTGATGTAAATCACATTATTGAAAATGCAAATTACACCATCAAACCTACTACAGTGAGTATGCTACTTAATGAGCATTACATAGATCTGAAAGACTCTATGGAAAGAATTTTTTATTCTGATCACAAAGATTATTTTTATTTACAGTGTGAAAAAGATTTAAAAAAAGAAAAAGAAAAGATATGCAACATGCTATCAGAATACACTCTCGAAGTCAATGAGTTTGAAGATTTTATGTTTTATTTGAGGAAACTTTCAAAATTTCACAAAATAGACATAAAGATGTATGCCTGTGTTGCTTCAAACAGCAGTTTGATAAGAAACTATAATGAAGTAGTAGATTTTATTAGCACAGATTCCATTGTCAAGAAAAGGATAACTAGAATTTATAGAGAGTTTAGTGATTATGCAATTCACAGCATAGGGTTGGGGTTTACTGAAGAACAAATTGAACTTTTAAAGATTTTAAAAGCAGCACTAATGATAAGACATTATATACCTTTTGATTCTTTTAAGGATGTCAAATTTTTAGATTATGATTTGCTTAGTCTAAATCAATTTGTAGAAGACAAAGACTCCACAAGTATGGTAAAAAGAGTTTATAAAGACGAATTAAATGCTGAAGAGGGCAATATTATCAATATGTCTTTTTACATTATGTGGATGAAAAAACAGAAGAGAGTAGGCAATAATTTTGTTGGATTAGGTGAAGTTCTAATAAAAATCAAAAAAACTTTCATTAAATTCACTTTAAATGGATCTTATTTGGTAAAATGCAGTATAGATGGTGATTTTGAGAACTGGTCAGAATTAGACAACAACATGATTTCCACAATGTTCAAAAAATGGGGTTTGATTTTAGACAGAAAATTTAAAGAAGAGTTTAACGATGAACTTTGCTTAGGGTTGATAAATGAAAGCTATATGATTGCAAAAAAGAAAAATGTAGACTTTTGGTTCTGTGATGTTGTAATTGGAGAAGAAAATTGGAGTTTTAAAGAAGAAAATATGTTTTTATCAGGAACTGGAATCATAGGAGAATATAGAATTAAAAATGAAAATTATTCTTTTAACACTTTTTTGAATTGTTTTAAATTGAGCATTGAAGATGTTAGTAAATATTTTAAAACAGAAAATGAAGAGATTAGAAGAATACTTTCGGACAAGCTTAAACTAAACAGGATAGATATAACACCTGTAAAACCAAAAAAATTGATTGAAAATCTAATTAAAACCGATTTTTACAGATGTTTCATTTATAACAAGAAAGGACAATATCAAAAACTGCAGGAAAATTTATTGAGCTTCTGTAAATATGTGGGTATACCTATCAAAACTTTGGGTGAATTAAGATTTGAAGAAGTTTTCAACCTAAACCTGGATGTTGAAAATATACCTGATAATGTATTGATAAAAATAAATCAAGAGTACAATAAGATAACTGAGAAAGAAAAAATATCAAACTTTTTCATTGATTTAAGGAATAACTTGATCAAAGGTAACAACATCGAGTTCATTGTGAATAAGTATTGTGATTCAGATGCTTTAAATCAAATTGTAGTAAGAGGTGAAATAAAAATTGTGGAATTTTTAGAAAACCCTTTACTTCTGTCTATGGATTATCCTAATGAATGTTCCAATTCATTTAAAAAGTTGAGATCTGCAGTTATGGACCTTTGTTCATGGGGTCTTACAAACAAAATGGCAAAAATTTTAAATATAAACTCAGTCACTGCTCAAAACATAAGTGATATGATTGATCTTATGAGAGTAAGTTATAGTGCAAAACATAATACACCTAGTATAAGTTCTTTTTACATAAGAAAGTTATTTGAGATAATTTTTGAGGATGAGCTCATGTTTGAAAAATTTTATGACCATATAAATGAAGACAATTTACTTAATGTGATACCTATTACACAAGATTTGTATGTTGAATGGTCAAAAATTTTTGAAGCTTTTTCTTCTGAAAAAGGTTACATTGAAGGGTATCAAGGTTTTTTAACTTATGAAGAATTGTTTAATACTGAAAAGAAGGCAAGAAGCGTAGAATCCGGTGTTTCTGTTGTTAAATGGAGAAGCAACATGTTTTTTGGTAATATAATACATGAAAAAATTTTAAACTATCAAACAGGCAAAGAGGTGATTAGTATTGAGTTTTCAGACAAGAAAACGGTTAACAAAAAGCAATATAGGTTGTTTCCTCAGTATTTAAAAAATGTAAAAATTTGGAAAGATTTCTTGGAGCAATTGGAGGATGATGATGATTTGAAAGACCGCTTGTACAATTTGGATGACTTTGAAACAAAAGAAGAAATTAAAGAAGAAATGGAAGACATTTGCAGAAATGTTCCTAATTACAAAAGAGAGATAGAAACTTTTGTTGCTGATAAAGAAAGCAATATTTATAAAGATTGGAAGAAAAGACATACCCACAGCAACAAAGAAGAGATTACTGTAAGGAAACAAAAGGTGGATAAATACAAAATAATTGGTATGTGTAGAATAACTGACCTTATGCTGTATAGTGGATCATTCTTTTTGTATACAGATGTTGTTCCAGATGATGTAAAAGAGATACCTGATCATTTGATTAAAATGTACATTAATAAACAACAAAGCCTTTTTTGTTTTGTGTTTAATGTAATTGAACAATTCAATTTGAACTTTAAGGGTTTTGAGAGGTTAAGCAGATTACAAATAAAATCTTATCAAGATCAACTTTTTATAACTCATGGGGTGTTTTTTTACAAAGGACAATACTTAGAAGAGAATGATGATAATTTAGGGGAAATGTATGAATGTTCAGAAGTAATTGCAGAAATTTTTAAAAGGTCTGAATATGAAGAAAAAGAAGAAAAACCTATGAAAGATGTGTATGACATAATAGACACTTATATATACAAAGATGACCCTATAACAAGTGAAGAGTATGATAGAGTTAAAAAAATGTTTCCAAGTATAAATTTGGAACTTTTAAAAGAACTAGCAAAAAATAAAAGTAAACCTGTTGTTGAATTGTATAAAAACTATATGACAACAAATGCTGATAAATCAGAAGTTATTAAAAGTATGGTCAATGTGTCCCTTTTTAACAAAGAAATAAGCAATCTTTTTAAAGAAAAAAGAAAACAAATGGAAGCTGAAAACGAAAAAGAAATTGCCAACAGAATAAGGGCCAACTTTGGTACTGGTGGTGATAAATATTCACCTATAAGCAAAGATTTAGATTTATTTCAAGAGTGCAAATCCATATTTGGAGAACAAACAGAATATATCTTGAATGAAGGGTTGAGCTTAGATGCAAGAAGCAAACAATTACTTTTATTATCAGTCAAAGGCCTTTTTTCACACATAAAAGACAAATTTGGGACTTCAGGGGGTGTAAATGAGAAATTGATGTACAATTTTTTACATGATATAATAATGAAAGTTGAAACAAAAAACTTAAGTAAAAGAACAATTGAAAACAAAAACGTAATAGAAAACTTCATAATAAACATAACAAAAGATGACAACATATCCATAACGGAGTCTTTTTTTGAAGTTGATGAACCTTTGCCACAAGAACACTATGGGAAAATTGGCTTCATGACTTAAATAACATAACATTAACTTTAGTGTTTTTCC